TTTTCAAAAGCGGATTCCAAAGAACAAATTCGTGTCCGTATTGATGATAAGTTAAATAGAATTCAAAATGATCAAGCATTTCCTGGAGATAATGATATTGATGATTTAATAGGATATTTAATTCTTCTTAAAATTGCTAATAGATCCTAGTCAACTAGGATATGGTATACTATATATATGAGCGAAATCGAGCCAGCGGTACATTTTGACCGCATGAATAAGGTAGTACAGGAATTACTTAAGGGTAGTTCTGCTACGCAAATTGCTACTCTAACTGGTTACTCCCGCAAGGAGGTACTTGAATATATTGATGAGTGGAAAAATGTTGTTCATAATGATACAAATGTAAGAGACAGGGCTAGAGAGGCGCTTCTTGGAGCAGATCAGCATTATGATATGCTCATTAAAGAGGCCTGGAAGACCGTAGAGGACGCAGATGTACAGGGTCAACTAAGTGTTAAGGCTGGAGCTTTAAAGCTTATAGCAGACATTGAGACCAAGCGTATCACTATGCTACAGTCTGTTGGTGTGCTAGAAAACTCAGAAATTGCATCTCAGATTGCAGAGACAGAGCATAAGCAGGAGATCCTGGTTAAAATATTAAAAGAAGTAACATCAACATGCCCTACTTGCAAGTTAGAGGTTGCAAAACGCCTTTCTCAGATTACAGGAGTTGTTGAGGCCATAGTAATAGCGGAGTCCGATGTCGTTTAACTTTAATGATCTTATTGATATTTTAGATGGCGAAGAGTTTGAAGAACGTCCAGTAAATTTAAAAACTTTTGTTACAAGCCCAGAATACTTAGGCTTACCTCCATTATCAGAATATCAGTATGAGTTAATTGAAAAATCTTCTCAGATATATAAAGAGTCTACATTAATAAAATTATATGGAGAGGAAGAGGGTAAGCGTAGGTTTAAACAAACTTGTAATGAAGTTATTGCTCAACTAGGTAAAGGTTCTGGAAAAGACTATTCATCTACTATTTCAGTCTCATATATGGTTTACCTTTTGCTATGTTTAAAAGATCCAGCTTCTTATTATGGTAAGCCTCCTGGAGATTCAATTGATATTCTTAATATTGCGATCAACGCACAACAGGCATCCAATGTTTTTTTTAAAGGTTTTGTAACACGTGTAGAAAGATCACCGTGGTTTGCTGGTAAATATGATCAAAAGGCTTCAGAGATGAAATTTGATAAATCTGTCACAGTTCACTCAGGCCACTCTCAGAGAGAAGCCTGGGAGGGTTATAACGTTATCGCTGTAATCCTTGACGAAATTTCAGGTTTTGCTATGGAGAATACTACTGGCCATGATCAAGCTAAAACGGCTGATGCTATTTATGACATGTACCGTGCATCAGTAATGTCACGTTTTCCAGACTTTGGTAAAGTAATTCTTCTCTCATTCCCACGATTTAAAAATGACCCAATTCAAAAATTTTATGAATCAGTAATTGGTGAAAAGGAAACAATAATCAGATCTAAAACGCTTAAGATGGATGATGATCTTCCAGATGGCGTAGAAGGAAATGAAATAACGGTTGAGTGGGAAGAAGATAATATTATTTCGTATCTATACCCAAAGACATACGCACTTAAAAGACCAACATGGGAAGTCAATCCAACTAAAAAAATTGAAGACTTTAAAGTAGATTTTTATAAAAATATGCTGGATGCCCTTGGTAGATTTGCATGTATGCCACCAGAAATGGTTGATGCTTTTTTTAAGTCAAGAGAGAAGGTTGAAAAAGCATTTAGTGTAGCGCATCTAGGTGTTGATAAATTTGGAAGGCTAGAAGAATGGTTTAAGCCAAATGAAGATACAAGATACTTCATACACGTAGACCTTGCACAAAAACATGACCATTGCGCTGTTTCATTAGCACACGTTGATAGGTGGGTTAATGTAAAGGTTACTAATGATTATTCTCAACCAGCTCCAATCGTAGTTGTTGATGCTGTTAGATATTGGACCCCAACTCCAGATAAATCAGTTGATTTTACTGAAGTTAAAGACTATATTCTTTCTTTAAAAACAAGGGGGTTCAATATTGGAGTATGCACATTTGACCGATGGAACTCTCATGACATGATGCAACAGCTTAAAGCATATGGCATAAATACCGAAATTTTATCTGTTGCTAAAAAACACTACGATGATATGGCAATGGTTATTTTAGAAGAACGACTTACTGGCCCACACATACCACTGCTTATTGATGAATTACTTCAGCTTAAAATTATGAGAGATAAAGTTGATCACCCAAGAAAAGGGTCAAAAGACTTAGCGGATGCTGTTTGTGGGTCTATATATAATGCAATTAGTAGAACAAGGCCAGATATGAATAACGAAGTAAATATACATACTTATGAATCCATGTCATTTGAAAGTGATTTTGGAAAACAACCTGACGCAGAAGTAGAGCATGTTCAAAATATGATACGTGCCCCTAGAATTCCACAGCATTTAGCTGACACAATTGATAAAATGGAAAAAGAAGTAGCAACTAGTAGATGGGAAATAATATGAGTGAATATCAAGAAAATGCAAAGCAATGTAAGTGCTGTACTAAGCATGTGCCGTTGCCAACTTCTTTAAAAGAATATAATGGAATTGTAGTTTGTCCTACTACATTTTCTAATATCGTAGAGTATAAGAGACTTTGGTCGTCATTTGGATCTCGACCTATGGGTAGCATTAGAAAACATTTTTCAGAATATGTACAGCAAATAGTTGAAAAAGAAATGAACCCAGCTATTGACAGGGGCCTCTAGTATATATATAATTACCTTAAGCAGGCGGAATTAGCTTAGTTGGTTAAAGCCCCGAACTCATAATTCGGTAATCGTAGGTTCGAGTCCTACATTCCGCACTCATGCCTTCATAGCTCAGAGGACAGAGCAAACGGTTTCTACCCGTAAGGTCGCAGGTTCGACTCCTGCTGAGGGCACTTTTAGATGAAACCGTTTAATGCTATAATAGCTATATGGAAGAATTAATTGGAAAACTAAGAATATTGCAGGCAAACGCCTTTATTTATTACTCAAAAGCACACGGATATCATTGGGATGTACAAGGGGTTCTGTTTGATCAGTTCCACTCTATGTTTGGTGATATTTATGAAGACGCTTTTGAGTCTGTTGATAATTATGCGGAATGGATAAGAATTTTTAATGCACCAGCATCTTTTAATGTTGTTCAGGCAGCCGCAGTATCTAACGTAAAGTACGACCTTGGCCCAGATGCAACCAATCCCATGGACATGCTAAGATCATTATATAATTCAAATGAGCAAATCATTTCAGATCTTAAAGAAGCATTTCCAATTGCATCTGCAGCAGGAGAAGAAGGCGTTGCAAATTTTATAGCAGAAAGATTAGAATCTCATCAAAAGTGGCAGTGGAAGCTTCGCTCAACACTAACAACGATGATTAATTCATAAGGAGAATATTATGGCAGAAAAAGGAACAGCAGCAAGATTAGTTGAAATTGCATTAGCTGAAGAAGGATACGTAGAAGGTCCTAAAGATAACGAAACAAAATACGGTGCTTTTACAAAGGCAAACTTTTTACCATGGTGCGGATCATTTGTAATGTGGTGTGCCAATCAAGCTGGGGTCAAGATTCCTAATACAGTTTCAACAATGGCTGGAGCAGCTGCGTTTAAAAAAATGGGTACATGGACTGATGCTAAAAATGCAAAGCCAGAGCCAGGAGATATAGTGTACTTTGACTTTGCTGAAGGCGGTGCTCCAATTGAGCATGTTGGAATTGTTGTTAAAGACAACGGTGATGGCACAGTTACAACAATTGAAGGCAATACTGCTGGTGATAAAAAGAAATCATCTAGCCAAAGAAACGGTGGAGAAGCAGTAGTTAAAGTTCGTGCATATAAGGCAAATAAGAAAAAAATACCTTCATTTATAGTTGGCTTTGGTCGCCCAAATTATAAAGATAACGATGTTACAGTAAAGGTTCCATCTAAAAAAGCTCCAGAATTTCCAGGACAAATTAAGCCTGGTGACAAAGGCGATGCAGTAAAACTTGTACAGCATGCATTGACATTAATTGAAGATGGAGATTACGGTCCAGCTACTAAAAAAGCTGTAATAGCATTTCAAGATAATCACGATGTTGTAGATTCAAACGGCATAATAGGTCCTAAAACATGGGCCGAGCTTGCCAAGTTTATGTAATATTTGCTATAATAATATACGGGTTGCCTAACGGGACCCGTATATTAATTTACTTGCTTAAAAGGAGAAATAAAAATGAGTTATATCAATGTAGAAACAACAGGCCTAGGGCCAACATGGTTAAACGATCCATTCTTTATCGGATTCGATAGAATGTTTGATCGACTTGCAGGAACAACAAATCAGCAATCTGGTTTCCCGCCATATAATGTTCGTAAGGTCGACGAGGATACTTTTGTAGTAGAGCTTGCTTTGGCAGGATACAAAAAAGAGTCTTTGGAGATTACAGAGCATGATGGCACACTTACAATTAAAGGTGAGCGCCCAGAGGATACTGAAGAGTATCTTCACAAGGGGATTGCTGGAAGAAAGTTTACTCGTACATTTGCGTTAAGTGAATATATGTATGTAAGCTCAGCTGATCTAGTAGACGGAATGCTTTACGTTGTAGTAAAGCGTGAGGTTCCAGAAGAAAAGAAACCTAAAACAATACAAATTAAGTAGCGGTATAATAGAATCCTGCATCCCTTCATCGGGAACTGCAGGTAAACAGGGAAATCGCTACTTCCTGGATGGTGACCTGAGCATGTCTTTAAACTGCTCTTTATTATTAAGGACAATACATGTTTACAAAGTTAATAGATTTCCTAGTCAAGTTTGGCCAAGGTATAGCAGATGCTGAAGATAGAGCAGTTGCAGAAATGTTTAAGGATAAAACAAAAAATGAAAGTAACTAAAGCAAGATCATTTGTTAAAGCTCTGAGCTATAGAATTTGGGGAACCCTATCATCGTTTGTTGTTGCATATGTTTTAACAGGAAATGCAACTCTATCTGGTGCGATAGCATTTTGGGAAACAGTTGTTAAAGTGTTTATCTATTACGCACATGAGCGTGGGTGGAATAATATTCAATGGGGTAGAATCTAATGCCAGTTTATGAGTATAAGTGTGAATGCAATGAAAAAATAGTTCCAATTAATATGTCTATTAAGGACTACCAGCCTACGCAAAAGTGCGAGCTATGCGGTAAAGATATGCAAAGACATTACACACCAACAGGCATTCAGTTCAAAGGTTCTGGCTTTTACAAAACAGATAATCCTAAGTAGTTTAAACTAACATCTGATATAATTACTAAGTAACACGAACAAATCGTATTACTTAGGAGGGTCATTAGTTGACCAGAATGAAACTAACTATTTCCAGTCTATTTGTCATAGGCTGGTTTTTGCTTTCTTCGCCAGGCGCACATGCAGATGAGGTTGTAACGGTTCAGGTTACTCCTGCTCCTTCTGAAACATCAACAGTAACAATTCAAATAACGGCTCAAACAAGTGTTTTAACGGCTCAAACAGCGGTATCAGAAGCTCAATCGACACTTCAAACAGTAGATACTCAAGCAAATACTCTTTCAAACCCTACTCCAGTAGATCAAGCTATTGCTACAGCTCAGACATCTATTGACGCTGTTAATCAAAATATTCAAACAGTTATGACCACTATGACTGATTTGGGTACAGCAAATAATAACGTATCTCTTCAGCAGGTGGTAGTTGAGTCTGCTACTGCCTCAGTTTCTCAGGCAGAAACAGCAGTTACTCAGGCTACCCAAGAAGTATCAACAGCAACTACACAGGTATCAACAGATACACAGGCACTACAAACTGCCAATCAGACTTTAGAACAAGCACAAACAAATCTTACAAACGCTCAGGCTACATTGACACAGGCATCAGCAGCAGTAGATGCACAAGAGCCAGTAGTAGCAATAGCACAAACAAATAAAGATGCAGCACAGGCAGTGGTAAATTCAAACACTAGCCCTGGACTAACTGTAACAGTTTATAGCAATCCTGGAACAAATCAATCTCCAGCAATGGGTGGGAATGTTGTGTATACAGGAACAGATACAAATGGAATTAATGAGCAATGGGGTGGCGGAGGCCCAACTGTAAATGGTGGAACAACCACAGTAACAGAGACATTTACAAATGGAACAACTACATATGTAACAGTGGCACCAGTAGGTGGTGTAACTATTGGAGGAAACTGGGCAGACTCTGCAGGTAAAACAGATGTTGTAAGTGGATCTGCATTGACAATTATTAATCCTTCTAGTGATGTTGTAATTGATGTTAACCCATCTAATACTGGAACCGTAACACAGGTAACAATGGGAGTATACGCTAAAAATGGCGATACAAATATTATTACAACCAACACAAACGGAACTACAACTACTACTGTAATGGAAAATAACGTTAGTTCAGAAAATCAAGCAAGCGGATACACATCAACAGAAATCGTTACTGGAACAAATATTGATACGGTCACGCTTGTAAAAGATAGCGACTATTACATTGTGGATAATATAACTATTACAAAGACAACCCAAACTACTGTAACTGAAGATTTTCAAGTAAGATGGCAAGGACTTTGGACACCACAATACACAGGAACTCAATATATTACAGCACCAGCAGATGATGGAGTAAGACTCTACCTTGACGGAGAGCTTGTTATTGATGACTGGGTAGACAAAGGTGGTGGAGGATCTACTGCTGATGTACCAACTACTGCTGGCGTAGCAAAGACTTTTGATATGTGGTACTACGAAAATGGCGGAGGAGCTAATGTATCCCTACAAAGATATACTGGGTCTGGATGGGAAGTAATTCCTGCTTCTGAATTTAGTACATCTACTGCTACGCCTACACAGTTAGCAAATTTAGCTACAGCAAC